TTTGTTGGACTCTGCCCACATCAACAACGCGGCTACCATGCTCAAGCTCAAGGGAGCGAAGATGTCTGGTCAGTCCCAACAGGTGGATGTGACGCAGATTGTGGAGATCGAGGGTGCGCCCGGTGTCCAAGACATTCGCCAGATTGCCATGCCTATGCCATTCAACCCACCCTCAGAGGTCTTATTTAGGCTTCTAGGATGGCTTGACACGGCGGCGAAGGGGGTAGTGTCCACCTCAGAGGAAAAAATCGCTGACGTCAACGCTAATGCCCCTGTAGGCACTACTCAAGCATTGATTGAGCAAGGCGCGGCGGTGTTCTCCTCAATCCACGCACGTTTGCATCAGTCGCAAGCTCGTGTGTTGAAGATTTTGTGTCGCCTGAACCGTTGGCACTTTGACGAGATGCGTAAGTCTGACGTGGTTGCAGATTTAGAAATCAGTCGCGAAGACTTCCAAAAGAACACGGACGTGATCCCTGTCTCTGATCCCCACATCTTCTCTGAGACTCAGCGTATGGCTCAGATGCAAGCGGTGTTGTCATTGGCGGATAAGCACCCACAACAGTTCAACATGGACAAAGTGTTGGCGCGTTCATTGAAGCAGATGAAGATCCCCAACATCAATGAGTTGATGAAGGATGTCCCAGCGCCTGAACAACGTACTTCTGCGGATGAGAACGCGGCTATGCTAATCGGTCAACCTGCCTATGCGTACATGCAACAGGATCACATCGCTCACATTCAAGATCACTTGCAGTTTGCGATGAACCCATTCTTGGGTCAGTCACCATTTGCAGATCCAAACTATCTGAACAATTTGATCGAGCACATCAAGCAACACATGACGTTGTGGTACTTGAATCGCAGTAATGGTTATGTCGCGCAGTCTCGTGGTGGTAAGCCTGTGGACAACTACGACGATCCATTGTTGACAGGTACGATTGACCAACTTTACACGGCTGTTGGTGCTCACGTAACGATGGATACGAAGGAAGTGTTTGAGCAGTTTGCTCCAGCCTTCCAAGCGTTGATTCAACAAGCTCAACAACGCCAACAGTCACAGAAGCAAATGTTGCCTCCAGACGCGCAAGTCGTCAAAGACACAAACATGGCGGAGACTCAGCGCAAGGCGCAAGACGACCAAGCTCGTTTGCAGTTGCAACGGCGCAATTACCCGAAACCGCGCCTACAATGGGCGCACCAATGGCAGAGATGCCACCACAAGGTATACCAGAAGGTATGCCACAACCTCAAGGAGTTCCAAATGTCAACATCTGATCAAGAGCAAAAGAGCGTGTTGGTTCCCCAACACAAGCGTTTGGCTATGGGCGAGAAGCTCACAGGTCAAAGCATGCAACCTAAGGGTGGCGACAAGCCCAAGGGTGGTTTGGCTCAAGCTAAGAAAAAATGATTGAACAGTTGATCCATGTGATCAAGATTCGACAAGCAGAATTGGCGCAATCCCTTGCCTTGGGGAATGCGTTCAACTGGGAGTCATACCAGCGCATGGTCGGTGAGTATCAGGGGTTGAAGTACACCCTTGACTCACTCGACAACTTGTTGCGCGAAGACGAAGGTAGAGAAGATTAACCCCAATCCTTGGGGCTAAAGGCCGCGCTGAAAAGTGCTTTAACGATGCACCTGAAATATGGTGATTTTTAGGAGTGAGTATGAGTGATAAAGATCCGATCCCGACACTTTCGGGGAGTCAAGGCGTACCTGACGAGCAGGAGCTAAAGTGGGCGTTCCCCGACGTGAGTCCGGGGCAGAAGCCGTTTGGTGGAAGGGTTGTAGTCCAACTACGCCGCATCAAAAAGACAACCGCTAGCAAGATCATTTTGGTTTCCGAAACCAAAGAGACTGAGAAGTGGCAAAACATGATTGGACGAGTGGTGGAGATAGGCCCATTAGCCTTCAAGAACCGCGAGACTATGGAATCATGGCCTGAAGGTAGTTGGGCAAGCGTAGGCGACTACGTCCGAGTACCTAAATGGGGCGGTGACCGTTGGGAACGTGCAGTCCCTAACGAAGAGGATAACGAAGATCCTGTCCTTTTTATGACCATCAACGACCATGAATTGATTGCGAAAGTCACTGACGATCCGCTTTCATTCAAGGCTTACGTTTAATCGGAGAATTTCATGAGTACAGATAAAAAAGAATCAGCCGATTTGAACATTGAAGAGTCAAAAGACGGCTCCGCAGTGATTGATTTGCCTGAGGACATGATTGCCACTGGCGATGATGATCAAGAAAACCCAAACAAAGTCGATTTGAATGACAAACGTGACGGTGGAGAGGTTTCTGCGGAAGAGGAAGACCATCCAGACGACACAGATGCAGTCAGAGCGGCAAAGAGAGCGCGTCGTAGGTCTAAAAAAGACCTGATTCGCAAGACAAACGAGGAAAAAGACGCTCGTTTGAACCAACTCCAACGTGAAAACGAGGAATTTAAGCGTCGTTTGTCTAATGTGGAGCGTGAGACTAAGAACAGTCAGATCGCACGTATTGACAAGCACCTTGAAGACCAAAAAGTTCGCCTTGAATACGCCAAGATGAAGATGTCAGAGGCTGTTCAGGCGGGTGATGGCGATGCGATGGTAGAAGCGCAGACGATGTTCAACGAAGCACAGTCTGCGGTAGGTGAATTTGCTCGTGCAAAGCAAACCGCAGAGCGTGAAGCACAACAAGGTCGCAGTGATATACCTGTGGTTGATCCTACAGTGCAACGGAACGCGGCTGACTGGATGCGTCGCAATAGTTGGTACCGTCCAGACACCTCAGACCGCGATTCTCAGATCGCTAAAAAGGTCGATGAACTGCTAGTTACAGAAGGAATGAACCCTTCTGATCCAGATTATTGGGATGAATTAGATAATCGCTTGCAAAAAGCGCTACCACACCGCTACAATGACAACACAGACAGTAATTCCGCTGTTAGAAAACCGAGGAACGTTGTGGGTAGTTCAGGTCGTGAAGCTTCAGCCGCATATGGTGGTAACAACCGCACACAATTCGTGCTCTCTCCCGAACGGGTGAAGGCTATGAAGGAAGTGGGCGCTTGGGACAATCCAACGCGCAAGAAAGCAATGATCGAAAACTTCATTAAATATGACCGTGCAAACGGCACTCGTTAACTAATACTTGGAAACCTATCATGACTGAATCACGTCTCAAAAAATCTCTCAACGCTGGTGGACGCAAGGATCGCGGAAGCGAGGATGCAATTCGCACAGCACCTGAGGATAAGTTCATTTCTACGCAGGAACGTCGCAAGATGTGGAGCGAGGAGTGGACGCAATCAGCCTTGCCAAAACTACCCAATATGGATGGGTGGCACCTTTGCTGGCTTTCGACAACCAACAGCTACGACTCCATCGATAAGCGGATTCGCCTAGGGTACGTTCCAGTTAAATCTGAAGAGTTACCGGGCTACGAAGACTATCGCGTGAAGGCGGGAGAACATGTTGGGTATATCTCTTGTAACGAAATGTTACTGTTCAAGTTACCTATGGATGTATTCCAAGAGATCATGCTTCATCATCATTACGACCAACCTCGTGAAGAAGCTGAGAAACTGCGTGTTCAATTGGAAAGCTTGCAAGGTCAACGTGACAGCAACGGTAAGCGACTTGTGGATGTCGAGGGCGAAGGTCTTGGTAATTTTGATCAACAGCCAAGCAAAACACCCGTATTTTCGGGTTAACCCAAGGAGTTTAATATGAGTTCTACCTCTGCTCCGTTCGGCTTGCGCCCCGCGTTCCACCCTTCTGGTCTGGATCGCGCTCAGGCGTTGGCAAACGGTATCGTCTCTGGCTATGCCACTGACATCTTAAAAGGCGCACCTGTGCGCTACAACAGCACTGCTGGTACATCCGTAGCCGCTGGTACTATCACCAATGCCGCCGCATCTGGCGTTTGGTCTGGTGCTTTCGCTGGCGTCGAGTTTACCGACACTACTGGTCGTCGTCGCGTGAGCAACTACTGGCCTGCTAGCACAACCTTTCAAACAGGTTCATGCGTGGCTTATTTCTACAACGATCAAAACATCGTTTATGAAATTCAAACCGACGCAACCATTGCCCAAACATCTTTGGGTGGTGAGTACAACTTCTCTGCAAACACTGGCTTCACAGTTACTTCTGGCTCTAACGTTACTGGTCTGTCTTCGACAGGTCTGGGCGTGTCTACAGCCGTAGCTAATGGTGCTCAAGGTCAAATGCGTGTCGTTGATATTGCTCCTTATGTGGACAATAATTGGGGTGATAACTTCGTTATTGTTCGTGTTGTTAACGCTTCGTCTCAGTACTTCGGTTCTGTGACAGCAATTGTTTAAGGAGGACTAAAAAATGGCCGCTCCAATGCGCAGTACCGACTTTCGGTCTATTGTTGAACCCATTCTGAATGAGTGCTTTGATGGTGTATACGATCAACGTGCCGACGAATGGAGCCGTGTTTTCCGTGAGGAAGACGGCATCCCACGTAACTACCACGAAGAACCCGTCTTGTACGGTTTCGGTGCGGCTCCACAGTTGCCTGACGGCACCCCTGTGACGTACCAACAAGGTGGTGTGTTATTCCTGAAACGCTACGTGTACAAAGTGTACGGTTTGGCATTTGCTTTGACCAAAGTTTTGGTTGAAGACGGTGACCACATCCGTATCGGTCAAGTATACGCACGTCACTTGGCACAGTCTTTGGTGGAAACCAAAGAGTTGTTGTCTGCTAACGTGTTGAACCTCGCCTTCACTGGTGGTGCTTCAGCAGGTGGTGACGGTGTGTCTTTGGTCAACACTGCTCACCCAATCGTGAACGGTACATTCAGCAACCAATTGGCTACATCTGCCAACTTGTCCCAGACTTCTTTGGAACAAATGTTGATCCAGATCCGTCAAGCTGTTGACAACAACGGCAAGAAGATTCGTTTGGTTCCACGTCAATTGATCGTGGCTCCCGGCAACATCTTCCAAGCTGAAGTTCTCTTGAAGTCCGTCTTGCGTACAGGTAACGCAAACAACGACATCAACCCTGTCAAGTCCATCGGTTTGTTGGACGAAGGCGCGGCGGTTCTGTCACGTTTGTCTAGCCCTACAGCATGGTGGGTTCAGACTGACGCTCCTGAGGGCATGAAGCTCTTGATGCGTCGTCGTCTTGAGAAGACTATGGAAGGTGACTTCGAAACTGACTCTATGCGCTACAAAGCGACAGAGCGTTACGACGTTGGCTTCACAGATCCACGCGCCGTATACGGCACGGCTGGCGTCTAAACCCAAGTGGGGGGTTCGCCCCCTGCGTTTTAAGGAGAAAAGACAATGGCACAAACCTATTTTGGTTCTACCCTGCGAGCAGGTTCTGGCACATTGACTGACACCACAGACGGCGGTTTCGTCGTCATGATGCAGACATCTACCATTACCACCGTATCAGCAGGTACGGCTGTAAGTGTTACTGAAACTCTTCCCGCATACTCACAAATCATCAACATTTTTGTTGATCAAATTGTGGATGAAGTTGTGGGCGGTGGTTCAGCAACATCTATCGCGGCAACAGTGGGAACAGCGGCGGCAGGTACTCAGTACATCTCTTCTACCAACGTTATCGCTGGTGGTCGCGTAGCCCCTACACTCACTACAGCCCAACTCTTGGCAATGTCTGACATCGGTACCAATACCAGTGTCGTATTGACAATTGCTCCTAACGGCACGATCAGCACAACTCAAGGCGTTTATCGTCTGACAGTTGTGTATGCTCAGAAAGTCTAAGGAGCACAATCATGGGTCAATTTAAACCTATGGTCAAAATGATGACCACTGAGCCTTCAGTTATTCTGAAGCTCAAAAAAGGTGGCAAAGTAGAGCATAAGATGGACGGTGGGTACATGCCCATGCAGTCAACTATGCCTGCTCAAGCTATGCCTGTTGGAAGAGGCCCAGCAGGTCTTGGTCGGGATACTGCTTTTGCACCAGCGCCTATGAAGCCTTCAATGGCTGAACGTCGTAAAGCGATGATGGCAAAGCCTGCTAGGAAGCCTGCTATGAGTCCTACCCTAATGAAAAAAGGTGGTAAGGCTGATAAGCATGAGGACGCCGCTCAAGATCGCGCAATGATCAAGAAGGCTATGGCTGGTAAGAAGTTCGCAACTGGTGGCGTTGTCAACGGTCAAGGTGGCTTCAAAGATGGTGGCATCATCAAGTCAACCAAGGGCGAGACGAAGATGGTCACAGCTAAAGTTGACAAGTCACCCGCCAAAACTGGCGACGTGAAGTTGGGCAATGGCGGTGGTTATGCTACTGGTGGCGTTGCTAAGGCTAATGGCGGTGGCTACAAGATGGGTGGTTCAGCAAAAAAAGCCTACGCGACGGGGGGAACTGTTGATACAGGCAAACCCGTCGCGATGCCCAAAAGAGCTGTCTCAAAGCCTGTAGCTAACAGCATGCAGTCTGGCACCTTTGCCAAGGGTGGTAAGGTCGAAAAAGCGGAGAAACCAAACCTTCGCTTGATTAAAACCTACACTGGCCCTAAAGGACATGTAGCGAAAGTTTACAAGGATCGTGACTGGCAGGAGTACAGAACCAAGTTCTATACACCTGATGGTAAGTATCTAACTGAAGGCGACTCACACACTGATGACGCTGAAGATGCTCACTCAACAGCCAAGAACCAAGTAGAAAACTCTCGCTACAAGCATGGTGGCACAGCAAAGGGCTACAACAGTGGAAGCACCGTAGACGCATCAAAAGGCGCATACGATAAATCCATTGGCCCTAGCGAGGAAGATATGGACATGGCGAAAGCTATCCGTAATATTCCTAGCAAGCTGTTTCAAGGCGCTAAGAGCATGATGGGCATAGGCACACCAGCTCCCAAGCCTGCTGGTAGTGTCACAAAGACTGAGAAATCAGTTACTGTGACTCCTGCTGGCAAAAAGCGTGGTGGTGGTTGTTAAGTAAGGTGGGGGCTTCGGCTCCCACTTTTTATCGGAGAATTAAATGTCAACATTGACGAATGTATTTTCAGAGCATAGAGATTCAACAGGTGTAATTTACGCTGGCGCGACAAATCTCGCTGGGTATCAGTTATTGACTGGCGGTACTGCAGGTGAAATTGTATTTCGCGACGGTGGTGCATCTGGCACGGTTCGCTTGAGAGTCAATATTTCTGCTACGCCAACTAACCCGTTCTCGACGCTGTTGCCCGGTAACGGCATCCGCTTCACAACAAATATTCATGTTACGTTGCCGACTGCGTCGGCTGTGACTATTTTCTGTGGCTAATCATGCCAAGCAAGTCACCAGCCCAACATCGTTTGATGCAAGCCGCCGCCCATACTAAGGGTGGCTTTGGTGGCGTACCTCAAAAAGTTGGTAAAGAGTTTGTGCAAGCAGACAAAGGAAAAGCCATGAAAAAAGCTAACGGTGGCTCTACAAGCCCTTACGACTACGACAGCGACGTTGACTACTACCAAGCAATTGGTCGCCTCAAAGACGAGGATAGTGAGTCACAAGAAGCTCCTCGCATTAGCTCTGCGGTTTTAAACAAGCAGAAGACTATGCGCAGAAAGAATGCGGCGTCTAGTGCAATGTCTATGGCGGCTAAACGTGCTGGTGACAAAGACGCTGACAAAAAAGTTCAGGATCGTTGGTTTCGTCGTGATCAATCTGAAAAATTGAAGTTCAAAGCTAAAACATCAAAAGCACCTGTTGCTGAGTCTGCTCGTAAAGAGTGGTCTGAAAAGATTGGCAAAGGTAAACCCGCTCCATTCAAAACAGGTGGCAAGGTTAAGTCCTGCTGGTAAACCATGAAACAAGGTCTATATGCAAACATTCATGCAAAACGTGAAAGAATCGCTAAAGGGTCTGGCGAGAAAATGCGCCGAGTTGGTAGCGAAGGTGCGCCAACGGCTAAAGCCTTCAAGCAATCCGCCCGAACAGCCAAAATGAGTCACGGTGGCAAGATGACAAAGTCTTGTTGGTAATCATGGCAAAGAACCCTTCACTAGCTATTGGTCGTGGTGAGAAGCTCCCTGCAAAGCAAGGGGCTGGTTTGACCGCTAAAGGTCGTGCCAAGTACAACCGTGAGACAGGATCAAATTTAAAAGCTCCACAACCGCAAGGTGGTGCTCGTAGAGACTCGTTCTGTGCGAGGATGGGGCCAGTCGCTGAGAAGAGCGAAAAAGGCAGTAGATCAAGAGCATCAATGCAACGGTGGAATTGCCCCGGTTGGTAAGGAATAAAAAATGGCATACAGCGGTACAGTCGGTCAAACAGTCGTCACGGTTCAAAACCTGATTGACAACGGAGCACGTCGGTGCGGTAAGCTGGCTGAAGAGTTGACCTCTGAGCAGGTTCTGAGCGCAAAACAATCGTTGTTTTTTGTTCTGAGTAACCTCATCAACCAAGGTATCCAATATTTCGCCATCAAGAAGCAGGTATACGGGCTTCAGCCGAATCAATACGAGTACTCGCTACCTGTGGGTGGGAACGACGTTTTAAACGCTCTATACCGCTGGATGACGCAACCTACGGGTACATACACGTCCTCTGCTGGTGGAGTTGTTGCCAATGTTGCAGATCAAGATACAGCAACGTTTTGCCAACAGACTTCCGCAAACGGAAACATCGTAGTTAACTACGGTGCTAACCAAGCGCAGTACATTGGTTCTATTGGCATCATGCCCTATGTGGCAGGTGGTGGAAGCGCAACGTGGAATTATTCGTTCCAAGCGTCTTCTGACAATGTTACATGGACAACTTTGTACACTGGTACGAGCGTAGCGGTGACGGATGGACAGTGGATCTGGCAAGACAT